AGGACCATATATACAAGACCCTGAATTATTTCCAAATGAAATATTGTCAGCAACAACTTTAAGTGGTTTAACCACAAATATACTTGTTGAACAAAATTTTGGGGGTTCATTTATGGGGGGTATATCGCAGTTTAGAATGTATACTGAACCTTTTGCAAGTCCTCAAGTGCAACACAATTTTAGAATTTTAAAAGATAAATTTGATTTGTTTGATTATTGGTGTCCTGATTGTTTGACTCCTGCACCGACACCTACACCAACTCCGACACCTACCCCTACTCCAACTCCGACACCTACCCCAACACCTACCCCTACTCCGACACCCGCAAATATACTTGCAGTGGCAATACCGTGTTTAGGCGAATCTGAAGCGGAAGTTATTTCAATACCTCCACAATATCAAAATCTTGACAACTACTATGTTGTTGGCGGAACAAATGGTCAATGTTATATCGTTACAAGTCCATCTGCAGGACCTCAAACCGTGACATGGAACGGTCAAGTTTATGGTCAAAACGGAGATTGCTCGTTATGTCCTCCTGTACCGACACCAGTACCTTGTTTAACAACACACCCGTACTTATCTTCATATTTAAGTTTTTCTACCAATCAATATGGTAATTTTTCAAATAGTTATTCGTTGGCTTGTAGTTCGTTGTTGTGTTTATCTGCTGGAACATGTAGTACCAATGGAGCAATTGAATCTATGTACATTGATACTCCACAAATTCAAGTTGGTACGGTGTTCTATGGTGGACCTACAACATGTAATTACTATGGTATGACAGGATTTTATGTTGCACAAAACGGTGCAAACTACGTATTATTAAGTATTTCGAATGGTGTTGTTACTCAAGTATTAAATAATTGTTCATAAACCACATAAGAAGAAAAAATGGAATTTTTTATAAATCAAAACTCTACATTACCAATTTTGAAAATGGAACCAGTCGTGGACGGTAGAAGTGACTCTTATAAAAATATTATAGAAATTTTAGATAATGCAATTATTCGTTTTTCAATGAAAGACGAAAAGAATGGAATACAAAAAATATTTATGAACCAAGCTTATATTGTCGAGAAATTAAAAAATAACCCTGATAGTCCAACTGAATATTATTTATACTACAAATGGACCGCGAACGATACAAAAATAAAAGGTAGATTTATAGGTGAATTTTCAGTAGTTTTACAAAATGGAGAATTGATTTCACCAATTAGAGAAAATCTTTATATAAACATTGTTTGACATTAAGACAAGACATTTTTATATTTATTAAAAAAGGGAAACCACAACATAGTTTGTGAGAATAATAACCCAAAATTAAAAATATAAAATATGGTTCCACAAGAAGAAATTGAACGCTTTTTATTAGGCGAAGACGACGAAAAATATATTGTATCACTCGAATACGATTACAAATCATCTAAAATATATAAGGTAATTCAAGACCCTGTTAAGGGTAAATTATTACGTCCCGATACATTTATTCCATTTGCTTGGGTTGGTGACTTAAAGGGTAAAAACTTTTACAAGAACGACAAGCACGCACAAAAACGTGCGATGAGTGAAAATGGTATTATTATAGAAAAACTTGATACTCACGATGACGAACGTTTAGAAAACGGACTGAAGTATTTAGTTAAAACAACCAAGTCATATTCTAATCTTGTAAATTTCTTTAAGGGTGGTGGATTAGACCCATGGGGTAGAGACAACACAGACTCAATTCAAATATTATCACCCGTAGAACAATACTTAATTCAAAAAAGTAAAAGACTTTTTAAAGGTTTTGATGAATACGATGAAATCCATAGGTTTGTATTCGATATTGAGACCACAGGTCTTGACCCTAAAACAAGTAAGATATTCTTGATAGGGATGAAAGACAATCGTGGTTTTTTAAAATTATTATCAGCACAAAATGAAGATGAAGAACGACAAATGATTGTCGACTTCTTTAAAACTATCGATGAGTTAAAACCATCTTTGATTGGGGGTTACAACTCAGCATTCTTTGACTTCCCATTTATTTTAAAAAGAGCCGAAATATTAAAAGTTAATATTAAAAAAATCTGCAAGACCTTACATCCTGATTATACACTAAAACAAAAAGATGGTATTTTAAAGTTGGCAAACGAAATGGAACCTTATGTTCAAACTCAAATGTGGGGTTATAATATTGTGGATATTGCACATGCAGTTCGTAGAGCACAAGCAATCAACTCAGACATTAAGAGTTGGTCTTTGAAGTATATTACCAAATTTATTGAAGCAGAAAAACCAAATCGTGTTTACGTTGAGGGGGATAAGATTGGTAAAATTTATTTTGATAATCTTGAATATTGGATGAACAAAGAAAATGGAGCTTACAAAAAAGTTGGGTTTGATTCAAAAATAGATGAAATCTGTAAAAGAAGAGATGATGTTTATAAATTAGTTACGGGTTCAAAAATTATTGAGGACTATTTGGACGATGACCTTTATGAAACGATGATAGTTGATGAACAGTTTAATCAAGCAAACTTCTTATTGTCTAAACTTGTACCAACAACATATGAAAGACTTTCAACTATGGGAACTGCGACATTATGGAAAATGATTATGGCCGCATGGTCATATAAACATAATTTAGCATTACCAAGAAAATTAGAAAAAAGAAAATTTACAGGAGGTCTTTCTCGTTTGGTACAGGTTGGGTTCTCTAAAAACGTATTGAAACTTGACTACTCTTCACTATATCCATCTATTCAGTTGGTTCACGATGTGTTCCCTAAGTGTGATGTGACAGGAGCAATGAAAAGTATGTTAAAGTATTTCCGCGATACTCGTATTAAATACAAGAACTTAGCAAGTGAATATAAATCTATTGACCCAAAACTTGCAATTTCTTACGACAGAAAACAATTACCAATTAAAATCTTTATCAACGCATTCTTTGGTTCATTATCAGCACCACAAGTTTTTCCGTGGGGTGATATTGATATGGGTGAACAGATTACTTGTACAGGTAGACAATACCTACGTCAAATGATTATGTTCTTTATGAAAAGAGGTTATGTTCCTCTTGTAATGGATACGGATGGTGTAAACTTCGAAACACCACAAGATAGAGAAGAGTATAAGTATATTGGAAAGGGGTTGAACGGATTGGTTAAAGAAGGTAAGGAATATATTGGAGCAGAAGCGGATGTTGCAGAATACAATGATTTATTTTTACGAGGTGAAATGGGATTGGATATTGACGGTGTTTGGCCATCAACAATTAATGTGGCTCGTAAAAACTATGCACTTCTTACAGATAAGGGTAAAGTAAAACTTACAGGAAATAGTATTAAATCTAAAAAACTTCAAACATATGTTGCTGAATTTTTGGATAAGGGGCTTAGAATGTTGTTAGACGGTAAGGGTGGTGAGTTTTTAGATTTTTACTATGAATATGTGGACAAACTTTATAATAGAGAAATTCCTTTGGCAAAAATTGCAAACAAAGCTCGGGTAAAACAATCAATAGACGATTACAAAGTTCACATTACTAAAACTACAAAGGCAGGGAATATGATGTCCCGTCAGGCGCATATGGAACTTTTGATTAAAGAAGGTAAAAATCCAGGTCTTGGTGATACTATCTTCTATGTTAATAATGGTGAGAAAAAATCACATGGAGACGTTCAAAAGAAAAAAGATGAATTGGTTTTGAATTGTTATATGATTGATGAACGTGATATTGAAATGAATCCTGATTTATTGGGTGAGTATAATGTTCCAAGATATTTGGCAGCATTTAACAAAAGAATCGAACCATTACTTGTTGTTTATAGACCTGAAATCAGAGAAGACATTTTAATTGAAGACCCAAAAGATAGACCTATCTTTACTAAGTCTCAAACTGAATTAGTACGTGGTTACCCCATGAAAGAGGCTCATCAAGATACATTAGAGGAAGTATTAACTTTATCTGACATGGAATTAACATTTTGGAAAAACGTAGGTATTGACCCTTATTATATGTATTTAGATGGTACTGTTGATTTAGTGGATGTTGATTGGGTTGAAAATAACAAAAAGTTAATGGAAGAGTTTGTCATACAACAAAAAAAGGTGGATATTGATGAATACTTTGAATTTGATGTGGATGGTGATTTAATGGCTCTTAGTTTCGACTAAGAGTCTTTTAATCCGTCTGAAGATAATATATACCAGTAGTTTCCGACTTTTTTAAACTCAACACATGAACCTTTAGTTAATTCAACTTCTTCATATTGTTCATCAATTAGAGAGTCTCCCTTAACTAAAACATTCGTCATAGATTTCACCACAACATGGTCAGTATTTGATGAATTTAAGAAAATTTCACAGTTTTCAACACCCGAAACAATGATGACATATTCACCGTCAGTTTCATAATAAGAGTTAGAAACTATTACAGAATCTGATGTTTCAACTCTATTACCATTAATTATTCTAATTGAAGGGATAGATTTAAATACTGACATAAAAAAATTATATGATATTATAAGGACTTGTAAATGCTCTAAATTTCAAGGCTTTGTTCAAGTTTTCGGCTTGTAAAGCTTTTTGCTCCATTTGTTTTTCAGGTCTTAATCTTTCAAGTCTTGCTTTCAATTCTTCCCACAACGTTGCCTTTTCATCTTTAGCTTCAGTATTCAAACTTTGCCACTCTAAGGTTAATTCACTATCGGGAGTTTTCAAACTACCACTATACTTACCTCTTACTTTTGCCAAAGTTTCTTTACAATACGCAGTAAACCATCTTCTAACCCAAGTTTTTGCTGGCGAGTTTAATTCGTCCCATCTCATTTCATCAATTGGAACATCAGAAGGAAGTCTAACAACGTCAGGATTTTTTGCTAAACAATCATCTCTATCAAAAGTATCATAATACCAATACCATACTTTGTATTTTTGATAAGCAATATTTCCAAAATCAAATTTTCCTCCAGGTACATTCATTAAATGTAATGCCTTTTTTCCTTCAGGAAGTGCTGTAATTCTATAAGTTAAATCACCTGTTATAATTCTTCTTTTCATTTGAATGTCAGCCATTCTAAGTAAAATATCAAAGGCTGGTGTAATAAAATAATTTCCTGTTGTTCCCATTTGAGAAAATCCTGCTCCACCACCTAAACCAATACCACCAAATCCACCAAAACCTCCCATAAACGGGTCAAAATATGCTGCGTCTAATTCAGAACGAGAAAACCATAATATTTCATTAACTTCGCGACCTGCAGGTATTTCATATATTTGTTGATTAGCAACTAAATCGATATAATCTTTTTTCAATACATAATCACCACCAGCTTGTAATCCCACAATTTTTGAATATGCGTAAGTATATTGAGTTTCCCAATCCATACTTCTTGTAGTAAAGGCTCTTGTTAGTGATTGCTCATCTAAATTCAAACCATTCAAAGAAGACCATTGAGCCTCAATCAACCAATCGTTTACATGTTGTGCGTAATCCTGAATAGATAATTCTAATAATGAATCCATCATTTCGTCTTCTAATTCAACACTACGAATAGGGGCACCTAAAAGATTTTTTATTCTTTTATATAATTTACTTCTTTCAGGTTCGGTGATAATTACAGTAGTTGCCATAAGTTTTTATTATATAAATATAATTTAGTTGTTAAGTTTAGACTGAGTAGAATACAAATCATTAACAAATCCCCAATTAACCACTTTCCAAAAATTAGATACGTACTTGTCTCTTAGATTTTTGTATTTTAAATAATAAGCGTGTTCCCAAACGTCAAGACCTAACAAGGGGTAACCTCTTTCTTCTTGATTATCCATTAGGGGATTGTCTTGATTTGCGGTGGTTACAATTTTTAATCTATTTTTATCTGTAAGAATCAACCAAACCCAACCTGAACCAAAACGAGATTTGGCGGCGTCTTCAAATTCTGTTTTAAATTTTTCAAATGAACCGAAAGTCTTTTCTATTTTACTTTTGATAGGGTCGTCTAACTTTTGTTTTTTAGGTGACATCATTTTCCAAAATAGTGCGTGGTTGAATGCACCACCACCATTATTTCTAACTATCGTATTGAAACTTGAAATGTCAGATATAATTTGTTCTAAGTCTAAATCTTTACCACTTATTTTTTCTAATTCTTTATTCAATTTATCAACATAACCTTTGTAATGTTTGTTGTAGTGAGTTTTCATTGTTTCACTATCAATAAAAACTTCTAAAGAATCATATTCGTAAGGTAGTTTATCTACGCTTATTTTTTTTATCTCATTTATTAATGATTGTTTTTCTAAAGATTCTATTTGTAACAAAGATTCTATTCTTTCAATTCTTTCTGTGAAAGGTTTATAAATAACTTTTTCTATTTTTTTATTACCTTTTTCGAATTTTTTTATTTCTTCAGACGCTTGAGAACTGGCTTCATTTTCATTTTTACCGCCAATGTTTTTACCTTTTTTTCTATTTAGAACCGTTCTTTGGTGTTCGTGGGACCACTCATGGGCCAATGTTCTCATCACATCACGGTTTAATCTATCTTTAACTAATATTTTTAATTTATGTTTGTCTGTTCTTGACCCTGTGGTCATTTTACCCGTTCTGTTATTTTGAAACAAGATGGTTATGTCATTTTCTAAAGGATAATTTTTTTTCAACTGAGAAATAAATTTGTTAATTAATTCTTTATCCTCCTTTGTTGGTTCAACATCTATATATTTAATATTCACGGTCATGATATATAAATATCATCGATTGCTAGAAATTAAATTTAACATTTCTTCTATTGTGGATGCATCATCAAACATATCGTCACCCATTACTGTTGAGATAATTTTCTTTTTCCTATTTAATATGTCGTAAATTGCACCTTCTATTGTATTTTCGAAAAGAGGATAATAAACTGATGTTGAATTTTTTTGACCAATTCTATGTGACCTATCCTCTGCTTGTGAGTGTTCAGCGGGGACAAAAGATAAATCATTCATAATTACAGCTTCCGCCGAGGTTAAAGTAATCCCCACACCAGCAGCCTTTAAGTTTCCAACAAATACTTTGATTTTATCGTTTGTTTGAAATTCATCAACCGAATTTTGTCTGTGGAACTTAGAACAACTACCATCTAAATAAACCGCAGATTTACCAAAGTGGTTATAGATTTGATTTAATGTATCTGTAAAGTTTGTAAATATAATAACTTTTTTACCTTGTTCTATAATGTTTTCTGCTAACTCGATTGTGTTATTAATTTTTTCTTGTGCGATTACTTTTCTTACTTTCATTAGTTTACCAAACTTAATTGTAAGTGAAGATGACTCTTCAGGGTTTTGGTCATACCAATCAAAATATTCACCCATTAATTCTTCGTAGTCTTTTGATTTGAGTCTTAAATAAACAGGTGTGATAATTTTTTCAGGTAAATCCAAAACTTCTTCTTTTAACCTTCTTAGAATATGTGTTGAGGTTCTTTCTCTTAATTCGTCAAGATTAGATGCTCCTGTAACGTTCCATACCTTTCTTTTCCCAACACTAAATTGAAATCCATTACAATATCTTTTAGCGTAAGCCATCCAATTCATTGCCACGGGACTATCAACAAGGTTTAATAAATTATAATAATTCATAGGTCGAGAGGTCATAGGTGTTCCTGATAATAACCAAACTCTATTTGATTTACTTGCTATGTCGTTTGCTATTTTTGTTCTTTGTGCTTGTGGATTAGAAATCATATGTGCTTCATCCATGATTACTAAATCAAAATTAATTTTCATAATTTCTGACTTATCCTTTTCTTTAATGTCGTGGAAATTTTTTAAAATGTCGTAGTTCACAATAACAAAATCATGGTCGTCTGAAAATTTCTTACCTTCTGCAATATAAACAGACCTATCTGAATAATTTGCAATCTCTCTTTGCCAATTTATTTTTAAAGATGCGGGACACACGATTAAAACTTTTTTAGCTCCAGTTTCTAACGCTGCAATGATGGTTGATGTGGTTTTTCCTAATCCCATGTCATCAGCCAGAATAAACTTTTTGTTTCTTACAAGTTTTTCAATGGCCTCTTTTTGATGCTCCATAGGTGGTCTATGGGTATACTTGTTGTAATCAATTGAAATGTTTTTAACTTCATTATCTTTTAGTAACGCTGATTTTGGCATCCAAAAGTCATGTAAAGTTTCACCTGAAAAGATTTTACCCCAAATATGATATGATTTATCCTTTTCGACCAACAACTTTTCAACATATATTTCAGAAGGTTCTTTGGTATACATTTTATCTTCCATTAGTTTTTTACCAAAATATGAATCAAGTTTGACCCATTTTTTTGCAACTTTTGGTTGTGTTGTGTTATAATTATTGATATAATCCGCCTGCGGTCTTGTAGGTACGAAAGACTTACTGTTCTCTTTTTTGTGTTTTAAATTAAGGATATAGTTATTTGACCCTTCGTAATCATCTAATATTAAAAGGGCTTTTGATTCGGGTGTTTTAGGCACAAAATCTTCCATAGTATATTAAAATATAATAAAATTCAAGAAAAAATCAATCAAAGTATTTATAGGTATGACACAACCTAAAGTTCCAATAACAAGATTAAATAAGTTTTTTGCGGAAGAAGACTTCAATTTAGATATAAAAATGGGAAGAGAATGGTTAGAGGGGGATATGAACTTCACTTTAGTTTTATATAAAGTTGATAGACAGAAAACCAACAACGACGATGTGTATGGCGAAGCATTAAAAGGTGGGATACAATTTTTACCACCAATAGAATTTAAAGGTTTGGTTAAAATAGAGGCCCCTGCAAACCAAGACTATGGCTCAACAAAATTAGAACAGTTAGAGCCGGGTAATTTAACTGTTAGCGTTTATCAAGATTATTTAGATGATTTAGAAATTGATATAGAATATGGTGATTATATTGGGTATTATGAAACAGAAAGTAGAGTTAGATATTATAGTGTGGTAAATGATGGTAGGGTGTTTACTGACAATAAACATACCTATGCTGGTTATAAAAGATTTTATAGAACAATTCTTGCAACCCCTGTCACCAATAATGAATTTGAAGGAATTTAATTAAATTATGGCTTTTCCAAAACAAGTAAAAAAACATTTACCTTTGATTCCACAAAAGTTTGGAGTGGAAAGAAGAGAAGAAATGCTCGAGGACATAACAAGACATGGAACGTTTTTACCAAAAGGGGTATTACATGCCGATTTGGACAGGGGGTTTTTAGATTTTGTCAAAGACAAATTGGAATTAGTTGTTGATGAAAAAAAAGTACCGTTGATTGATAGAATCATAACCAATCAAAATTGGATGCAATTTACACAAACATGGAATTTTCAAGATTTAGATAAAAATATATCATTACCTTTTTTAGCAATTGTAAGAACACCTGAAGTTAAACCAGGAAAATATGTTGGCGGTAAATTTAATGTCCCTGAAAAACTTAGAATTAATTATTTTACAGTACCAACATGGGATGGACAAAGAAAAGGCGCTGATGTCTATAAAGTTCCACAACCTGTTGCCGTTGATATTGTTTACAATTTAAAGTTGTTTTGTAATCGAATGAGAGAAAACAACGAGTTTAACAAAATTGTTATGCAAACATTTGCATCCGCTCAATCCTATACTCAAATAAATGGACACTATATGCCAATAATGATGGAAGAAGTGTCCGATGAGTCAGTAAAAGATTTAGAAAAAAGAAAATACTACATTATAAATTATAAGTTGACACTACAAGGGTTTTTATTAGATGAAGAAGATTTTCAAGTTTCTCCCGCAATATCAAGATATATGACGATGTTTGAAGTAGATACAAAAATTAAAACTAGACGAGTTGAAATTGAACCTCCACGACCCGACAACTTTGATTTTGATTTTACTTTTCTGTCGGGAGTAACACAATTATCTGAAGTTTTTAGATATACCGCGGATTTGAAAGTTGTTGAACTACAAAATTTATCAAGTTGTTATAATTTTAATTATACCGCAACCACAAACAACACTTTAAATTTTGTAACATGTAATAGTGGACCATCAATTATATCAGGAATAACAAGTGGTAATACAGGTACAGTTTGTGTTCAAGGAGGCACTTTCCCTGTATTTTCAAACCCAACAGGTGCAACAACAAATTCAACAACATCTTGTGGTAGTGCATTTTCTGTTTATATAAATGGTCTTTACATAGGTGATGATTTGGATGTGATTCAAGTTAATGATGGAGACTCTCTATTAATAAAGGCATATAAAGGTTTAATTACTCAAACATCGGTAATTAAAACTGTCGCCTATTTTGTTTAATCTTCACCGTATATATCTTTAGGTTTACTACAAGTTTTAATTATCAAATTTTCTAAAAACTTATACAGTTTCAAACCATTTTTTTCACAGTAAGTTTTTAATACTGAATGAGCGTCATCAGATATTTTAATGTTTTTAATTTTTTTATTTTTCATAATAATTTTAGGTGAGAAAAAAGGCAGAATTTTGTCTGCCTTATCAGATAAATATATTATTGTCAATAGTTTTTTGCAAAAATTCAATGTATTTATATATAAAACATAAAAAGCTAAAACATAATTTAAAATGGCATCTAGTAATAAGGTTTTCGTCTCACCTGGTGTTTACACTTCAGAAAGAGATTTAACTTTTGTTGCACAAAGCGTTGGTGTAACAACTTTAGGTATTGTCGGTGAAACCATTCAAGGTCCCGCATTTGAACCTATTTTCATAACAAACTTTGACGAATATCAAGTTTATTTTGGGGGAACAAGTCCTGAAAAATTTGTAAATACACAAATACCAAAATATGAAGCGTCATATATTGCAAAGGCTTACTTAAGTCAATCAAATCAATTATTTGTAACAAGAATACTTGGATTATCGGGTTATGATGCCGGTCCATCTTGGTCAGTTGTTACTATTGCAAACCCAAATCCTGCAACAATAGCGGCAACAGGAAATACAACAGGTATTACATTAAACTTTACAGGAACTACAGGTACTAGTGGAAATATTACAATTACATCTGTTCCATCACAATTAAGTGCTGATTTTTACAGCACATACACGTCTTATAACGGAGGAACTTCCACATTAAATGCAGATTTTCAAAACTTTATTTCTACTAACGTTAATAGATTTAGTTTAAGTGCGTCTACCTCAGCAACAACTGCGATTTATTGGGGTACTTTAAGTGCGAATACACTAACTTACGTGTCAGGGTCTTCAGTGAATACTGTAACCGCAACTTCTGAAACCTTTGGAGTTGATAATGTTAATTTATCTTTAACAAATCTTTCAGCAGATACGAATGATACATGGTACTATGCATTATTTGACTATAACAAAATTCAAAGTGTTGGCTCATATTATGGATACGGATTAGGTGCTTCAATCGGAGCGATGTCATCTCTCGGTGGTGGTGTGTTCTCAGGTAGATGTAATATTGGTATGACATTCTATTCAGGTTCACCTTATAGTGAATGGGATGATTTAGTTGTATCAACACTACGTTCAAGAGGTCTTACCACATATTCTTCAACACAACACGGACCACAATATTGGGTTACGGGTACAAGTGACGTTCAAATGGTATGTACTGGTACATATTCAGCAGTTACAAGTGACCCATACTCAACTTTTGTAATATCAGGTATTACATATGATTCTGAAACATTTAGTTTTGAAACTTCAATGTTGTCTACAAATTCCAACTACATGTCAAGTTTATTTGGTAAATCAAACTTTGCGAAAGATAGAAACGAAGTTCCAATTTTTGTTGAGGAAATTTATCCAAGTTTATTAAATTCAGGTTATAACAATAGTAAAATTAGAGGTTTATACTGTGATTTAATTGCATTGGACAGTGCTGAATCGTTAGATACTGAAACTATTGGTTTCTATTTAGAACAATATCAAACACCTAAAACTCCTTACTTAGTGTCTGAACTAAGAGGTAATTTGGTTTATAAGTTATTTAGATTTGTATTAATTTCCGATGGTAATGCAGCTAATAGACTTGTAAAAATATCAATAGGTAATATATCTTTTACAAACAATACTTTTGACGTTTTTGTTAGAGACTTTTATGATACTGACGATAAGGTTAGAGTAATAGAAAGTTTTACAAACTGTTCATTAGACCCTACACAAAATAATTTTATAGCAAATAAAATTGGTACTTCTAATGGTGAATATCAAGTAAAATCCAAATACTTAATGATTGAAATGGCTGATGAGGCACCAACAGATGCGCTACCTTGTGGATTTGAGGGTTATATTATGAGAGAATACTCAAATGCGACACCTCCATTTATTGTATACAAAACAAGATATTTAACGGCAGGACAGCAAATAGACAATCCTCCTTTTGGTTCTGCAAACAATGGTAATAATATTAGAACTTCATCAGGTGAAAATGTTAGAAAAGCATACTTGGGTATTTCTAATATTACAGGTGTTGATTATGATTTCTTTGAATACAAAGGTAAACAACTTCCTACAAATATCGCAACTGACACTACAGGTCCTGATTGGGGTTATGTTACTAAAGGTTTCCATATGGATAGTGGAGCAACTATTGTAACTATTTCTAATGCTTATGTTACTTCAGGTCAGTCAGCATTTGAGGTAGGTGCCGGTTCATTCTCGAGCGAACCTTTAGATAATGATAATCCTTATTACTACCTAAATACAAGAAAATATACCGTATATGCTTACGGCGGATTTGACGGTTGGGACATTTATAGAGCGTCTAGAACAAACGCAGATACATTCGCGTTAGGTCAGACAGGTTACAAACAAGGAGCGGCAGCTTCCGCAACATATCCTACCGCATCTGGTTGGGGAGCGTTCAAACAAATTTCAGGACCAAACCAAGAAACTTGGGCGAACACTGACTACTACGCTTACAAATGGGGTCAATCAACTTTTTCAAATCCTGAATCTACAAATATAAATGTGTTTGTTACTCCAGGTATTGACTATGTAAACAACAGTAACTTAGTGGAAGATGCAATTAATTTGATTGAAGAAGATAGGGCAGATTCAATTTACATCTGTACTACACCTGACTTTAACTTGTTTTTACCTTCTTATCAAAATATAGAAGAAGGGTTAATTTACCCTCAACAGGCGGTTGACAATTTAGAGACTACGGGTATAGACTCTAACTACACAGCAACTTACTACCCTTGGGTATTAACAAGGGATAGTGTTAATAACACACAAATTTATCTTCCCCCTACGGCTGAAGTTACTAAAAACTTAGCATTAACAGACAACATTGCATTCCCTTGGTTCGCATCAGCGGGTTACACAAGAGGTCTTGTAAATGCAATTAGAGCGAGACGTAAGTTGACACAAGAAGATAGAGATACATTATATAAAGGTAGAATCAACCCAATTGCGACTTTCAATGATGTTGGTACAGTAATTTGGGGTAATAAAACTCTACAAATTAGAGAATCTGCACTTGACAGAATCAATGTTAGAAGATTATTACTACAAGCTCGTAAGTTAATTTCAGCAGTGGCAATTAGATTGTTATTTGAACAAAATGATGACAAAGTAAGACAAGACTTCTTAGATTCAGTAAATCCAATTTTGGATTCAATTAGAAGAGACCGAGGTTTGATTGACTTTAGAGTTACAGTTTCAAATACACCTGAAGATTTAGACTCAAACACTCTTACAGGTAAGATTTACTTGAAACCAACAAGAGCGTTAGAATACATTGACATCGAGTTTGTTATTACACCGACAGGAGCATCATTTGACAACGTATAATAAATGTGGGGGGTCACTCCCCCACTTATTTTTAAAATATAAATAAAATGAAAATTAAAAAGAAAGTTATTAAAGAGTCAGTTGGAATCAAAGATTGGTCGGACAAAACTTATTCCACAAAAAAACAAAATGTAGTTTTAACTGAATCTCAGTTAGAAAAACTTTTAGAAAAACTTCAAAAATAATGGATATTAAAGGGTATGTTAGAAAATTTGTTCAACAAAGATTGAACGAAGGATTTGATGATGTTGGTAGACCTGACTTAAAATATTATGCATTTGATTGGGATGACAATATTTTATTCATGCCAACTTCTATTTTGGTTATGGATGAAGACGAAAACGAAATACCCATGTCAACAGAAGACTTTGCAGAGTACAGAGAAAAAATTGGTTTTGAACCATTTACGTATAAAGGTAAAAAAATTGTTGCATTTTCTATCGGAGCATTTAAAAACTTCAAGGAGTTTGGAAACAAAAGATTTATTATTGATTCTATGGTTGCAAAACCTGGTCCTTCTTGGTCTGATTTTGTGGAGTGTATAAATGGTGGGTCAGTTTTTTCTATAATTACCGCTAGAGGTCATAGTCCTGAAACATTAAGAGAGGCCGTTTACAACTTAGTAATGAGTAATAAAAACGGAATAAACTCAAGAGAATTAGCTAGTAATCTATACAAGTATCGAGAAATAGGAAACAAAGTTAAAACGGATACTACTGTTAAAGCATTGTCACCATCAGAACTTAATGACTATTTGGACTTATGTAAATTTGAACCCGTGTCCTTTAAAAAGGGGAACGCCTCTAACCCTGAACAAGCAAAATTTGATGCATTAAAACAATTTATATCTTATTGTAAGAGTTTGGCTAGTGAATTAAAAATTCGTTACGGGGTCGAGGGTAGTCCTATGTTTAAAAATGATGTTGAATTTAATTCAAGTTGGGAACCTTATATTGGTTTTTCAGATGACGATTTAAGAAATGTTGAAAAAATTAAAGAATTATTATCTAGTGAGTATGAAGAATTACCTTTAAACTTATATTTAACAAAAGGAGGAAATAAAGTTAAATACTAGTTTCTAGTTATAGAATAAATTTAAAATAATTGAAAGTAAATACAAAAAATAATTTAGTAAGTATTTATAGTAAAATAAAATAAAAATTAAAAAATAAGAAAACATGGCTGATTTATTAATGAGAATGCCGTTTCAGTACGAACCAAAAAAGAAAAATAGGTTTATACTAACATTTGACTCTAGTTTGGGTATTAATTCATGGTATGTTGAAAAAGCGTCAAGACCGTCAATTAAAATCGATACAAAAGAAATTAAATTTTTGAATACTGAAACTTATGTTGCAGGGTCTTTTGCGTGGGAGACTATTTCTGTAACCTTAAGAGACCCGATTGGTCCATCGGCAGCTCAGGCGGTAATGGAGTGGGTTCGTTTACATGCTGAATCAGTAACAGGTCGTATGGGTTATGCTGCTGGTTACAAAAAAGATGTGAACTTAGAAATGTTAGACCCAACAGGAGTGGCGGTTGAAAAGTGGATATTACAAAATTGTAGTATAACGGAAGCAAAATTTAATGAGGTCGGGTATGATGGTTCAGACCTTATGACTGTAGACATGACTTTGAGACCGGATAGATGTATATTAGTTTACTAAAATTTTAAAAATAAAATTATAATTAATCCCGTCATTAGATGGGATTTTTTATTTACAATAATTTTATTCAAAATATTTTTAAAATAAAAACTATGGACGAATCAGCAAAATACGGGCAAATGGATTTTAGTTTGCCACATGACGTAATAAAATTACCATCACAAGGTATATTTTACAAACCAAAAAAAGAAACTATTAAAGTGGGGTTTTTAACCGCACAAGATGAAAATATTTTGATGTCACAAAATAACGATAAAGAAGGGATTATTTATTCATTACTTAGACAAAAAATATATGAACCTGGATTTAACATTAATGATATGTTGGATTGTGACGTTCAAGCAGTTTTAATTTTTTTAAGAAACACATCTTTTGGTCCTGAATATAACTTCACAGTTACTGACCCAAGAACAAACAAAACATTTGAAACAACAGTTCTTTTAGATGAGTTGGATTACAAACCGATTGAAGAAAAACCTGATTTTGAAGGGTTATTCTCATATGTACTACCAAAATCAAAAAAAGAAGTTAAGTTTAGACTGATGACGATTGGAGACCAAAAAGAGTTGGACAAATTTAATTCTCAATATCCGGCCGGCATGACCGTTCCTATTGCAACCAAAAGATTAGAAAAACAAATTGTAGAAATTGATGGTACTAAAGACCCACTTCAAATTGTAAAGTTTATTAATCAAATGCCTATATCAGATGCAAAAGACTTTAGAAGATTTGCATATAAATGTGAACCAAAAATCGATTTACAAAAAGTAATTCAAACCCCGTCTGGAGAAAAAGTGACTATTGATGTTACTTTTGGGGTGGAGTTTTTTCGCCCTTTCTTCTGATTATCAAAAACATCTATTAGACGAAATATATTATTTGGTCAAGTTCGCAAGATTTTCTTATCGAGACATTATGAGTATGCCAACATATGAAAGAAAGTTCTTCATTAATAAGTTGATTGAAGAAAATAAAAAACAACAAGAATAATATTTATCAAATAAAACTATATGATGTTTTTAGGATATACTGACCCTTTTGCTGGTGGGGCCGATTCTCAGGGTACATTTTCATATTTAGCCGATATTAAAAAAGCAACAGTAGAGGCGTTTTCAGTAAAAAGAATTGAAGACTATTTTTTAACGGTTGAAGCAAAGGCAAAAGACTTAAATAAGTCACTAACCACTGGTCTTTATGAGTATGCGGAAATATATAGAAAAACAATTTCTGATGTTTATTTAGAAAATATTGAGTTGGGGTTTGCATTTGACGACTCGTCTAAATTAATTTCATCAATGGCCTCTGAAATGAAAAGGATGGTCCCTTTTACCCAAGCAAACGCCACAAACGCATTAGTTTTAGGTAAAGTAATTGGGGAAACTCCTGAAGAAGTTGCTAAGTTAATTGGTCAAATGACAGCATATGGTAACAGTCAAAAAAAGTCTATAGATGTATTAAACAAAGCCACAATGACCGCAAGGGCTTTTGGTTTAGATGCTAAAACATTAACCAAAACTGTGTCTGATAATATCCAAAAGGCTCAAATATACGGGTTTAAAAATGGTGTTGAAGGTTTAACAAAAATGGCCGCTCAAGCTCAAAGGGTTGGATTTGATATAAAACATGCTCAAACGCTTTCTGAAGGGATTTTAGAAGGGGGACTTGAAGATGCGGTAAAAAGGTCTTCTGAATTACAAGCTTTAGGAGGTAATATAGGTGCGTTAGGTGACCCGGGTCAGTTATATCGTATGGCAATGTATGATATTGAAGGACTTCAGGACGAATTAATTAAAGCGTCCTCTTCTGCGGTAGATTTTAATGAAACTACAGGAGATTTTAAAATTGGTGGTGAAGAAATGCTTAGACTTAGACAACAAGCAAAAATATTAGGTTTAACTTATGAAGAAGTTGCAAAAGGAGCAATCAACGCCAGAAAAGAACAAGAAATTGGGGCTAGAGTTGGTGGTTTATCCAAGTTAACTGAAGACCAAAGAAGTTTAGTTGCAAGTTTAGCAGAAATTGGACCTGGAGGAAAAGTAACTTTAGATATACCAGGGTTTGGAAATATAGCAGATTTAGAAGCGGCATTAAAAAGTGACCCTAATGCATTGGCAGGAGCTTTAGCCAAATATCAAGATGATATGAATAAGACACCTGCTCAAATACAGACGGAGATGAAAGACATTGCTTTACAAACTCAAAGTATTCAACAACAAATGAGTAATACTCTTATTTCTATTCAACAACAAGGTATTAAAACGTTAGAAAATCAAGGATTAGGTAATACAGTTTTAACCGCATTAAAAAATCAAACGGGATTACCTGGAACAGATACTGAATCTACTTTTACTGAATTGAAAAATAAAATAACTAGTGAGTTGGGAACTGTAACAAACGAACTTACTATTTTTTATAACGGACTTAAAACTCTTACAAATAATGTTTTAACTATATCAGTGTCACTAGCGGGATTTGCGGCAACATCATTAGAGAATGTTTATACATCTCTTGGTGGTTTCACAGCAACCACCGAACCGGCAACCCCAGTACCTCAACAATCTGACGCATTTGTACCTGCAGGTGGTAGAAAAATGGTTTCGGGCTCTTTTGGGCAATTTTTGGGCGACACAAAAGATGATATATTACTTTCTCCTGGAATAGGAGATTTTTTTAACAAATATAATGAATCTGAAAATATTTTAAAATCAATTGGAGGTCCCAAATCGGGAGGAGATTTATCTTTATTATATAAAAACGCAGCTGCTCAACCATCACAAAATTTAGTCGACTTATTAACAAAGTCTTCTTCATTTTCACCAACTAAAACAGAAATAATTCAAAAAGTAGAAATCGGAGGTAAAACTGAACTTACTTTGAACATTAACACAAATATACCACAAAATCTAATAAACGAAGTTTTGAATACCGCTCAATTGAAAGAAACAATTATGACTACAGTTAATACTAGATTAAGTGCTGAATATTCAGATAAATTATCAAATGCATTTATTACTCAAAAAAGAGGATAAAAATTAAAAAATGTCTATTTATAAAATAAACAAATAAATGGATAGTCCACTTTCATTTAACTCTTCTGAAAACTTTAGAAAAAGATTATTAACGCGAAATCTTAAACCATATCGTGTTGACGGTACATCTTTTGGTGAATCCTTCCAAAATAAAGAATTTCAAATTGTAGATTATTCAGTAAAAGACTCTGAAGAAATTTCTAAAATTGGTGACATACAAGAAAAAGATTTATATAAACAAAATAAATATGGTCCTGATAATAGTAACTCTACCTATGGGGACATGGTCAATATTAACGTTAATCTTAATGTTGAAACTAATTTTGGTTTATATGGTTTTAAAAACTCCATTAACTCTAAGTTAGAAAAAATTGGAGACGGACAAGAAAAATTATTGTATGTTAATAACATTTACGGACCAACAGAATTTGATACATCATATGGTAATACCATAGAAATTAACAAAAATTTACAAACAGAAACAAATAAAGGTAAATATGGCTACCCTTTAACTGTTGGAAGTGATTTAGAAAAAATTGGTGATACAAAAGAAAAAGAATTAATTGTAACAAACCTTTATAAACCACTTAACACAAATAACCGTGGTTTTGGTGATACTGTATGGTACATTAATAATAATCAAACAATTCAATCAAGAGGAGAGGGTGAATATAGTATCTCGGACACAATAAATAGTTTTTTAGATAGTATAGGAAACCAACAAGAAATTTTATCTAAAGTAAGAAATGCATATAAAAATTCTGCAATTAATGGTTTTGGTACGCCTGTTTATTCAATTAATGATTTAAAACCTTTTGTAACAAATGGACAAGGTGAATATACTATCGCCGATACAATCAACAGTTTTTTAAATTCTATTGGTAATCAACAAGAAATTGCGTTAAAAGTATTAAACGTTTATAAAAATACTAGTAATAATGGTTTTGGAACACCTGTTTATAGTATTCAAAATAACCAAGTTATTCAAACTGTAGGTGCGGGAGAGTACAATATTTCTGATACTGTAAACAATAGATTAGAAACAAACGGTAATGATAGGGAAGTTATTTTAAGAGTTTTAAATAAATATACACCTGATGCGTCTACCCCTGGGTACGGAGCGACAAAATATTCAATTAATAACATATTATCTTTGGGTTCAAATGAAGGTGAATATGGTTTCCCTGATACGATAAATAGCGAATTAGAACAAGATGGTGAACAAAATAGAAATACCTTATACCCATTAAACCAATATGGTCCTGGTGGTGGTTTTTTAGATACGGTATTCCCATTTATTAATAAGCAAACAAAATCTAACGAAAAAGAATATGACTTTACAGACACAATTAATAGTGAGTTAGAAATTAAAGGTGAAACCGATAGACCCATATTATTTGCCATAAATCAATATGGACCTGAACAAGGACAATCACAAACTACTGTAGTTCCAAATTTAAATTTACAAACAAACGCCAACGAAGGTAATTATGGTTTTCCTGACACACTGGACAGTGAATTAGAAATTAAAGGTGAAAATGAAAGACCTTTTTTATTTAGTGTAAATCAATATAACCCTGAAAATCAACCAACAGATTCAGTAGACATCAATGTAAATTTGGGTAAATTGTCAAATGAAGGTGAATATGGTTTTCCCGATACTAAAGGTAGTGGATTAGAAGTTATTGGATTTCAAAAAGAACAAGAGGCATATGTTAGAAATAAATATGTAACAGGCGATGGGGACTATGATGTAATAACAATTGATGAAATTATACCAACAAGTTATGGAAGTGCATATGCATATTCATTAACACCTTTAAATTTTATACCTTCAACCTATAGACCTATTAATATATTATTAAGCGACAACCCAAGAGGTTCTGATGGTACTTTGTCACAGGATTCCGCATTAGCGGGAATTGGTGCAAGACAATTAAAAAAAGAATATAAGTATAGAATTGCAAGTGAGTTGTTGTCTCAAACTTTAGGTAGAGTTAATGCTCTTGACTCATCGGTTGACCCCGATAGTGGTGAAATATCAGTAAAACCAAACCTTAACCCATTTGACGCAGCAGGAATAATATCAGGAAATATTCCGTTATTAGCTAGAAATTATACAATTACATCACCTGAATCATTAGTTGGAAGAGCGTTGAATTTTACAGCTAAAATAGCAGGATTATATTCACCGTATTCCATTATAGTTGGAGAATATTTTGACTACCCAAATAAACGTATGTTAAATAGACTTGTTGAAAACCCTGTTGAAGTTGTGACAAGTACTGTTATGGGAGCAATTAGAACAATAACAGGTCAAAAAAACAAAAGAGGGTCTGAACTTTTTTTAGCCAACACATCTAACGCAACAAGAAGTCTATTGTTTGGGCAATTGTTTTATAATTTATATAGACCTGATTATAGAGGTCTAACTTTAAGAAGACCTTCTTTATTTGCCCCATCCCCTGAATTTTATGGTGGTGGTAATTCTGATGATATATTTTCTACTTTAATATCTCCAGTTAATGCTCAACCCCTAGACAGGAACGGAGAACCTAGTGGTGCACCTGTTTACTCAGTGGGTGAAATAGGAAAGTATTTTGAAGGTGAAGCGTTTCAAAATTATAAATTTGGTCTCAACACTAGAAATTATATAGATGGTACAACACCTTTAGCGGGTGGATTTACATGGTCTTCTAAAAAATCATATTTTAAAACGGGACAATTGGCAGGTCCTGAAGGAAAACAAAGATTTGGTGAAAGTAACGTATTTACAAAAAATTATGAGTCGGCGTTCAAAGATACTGAGTCTTGGAAAATAGAAGAAAACAATGTATGGAGAGACGGTTCAATTTTAGACACAACTCAAAAAATTGTTGATTCTGCAGACAGGTCAGGAATTAAAAAATTAGAACACGTTGGTACTGCGATAAATCAAATATCTAAAGTTTTTAATGATGGATATGTTGAAATGACAAAAGGTTCTCGAGTTATTAGATATACTTCAAAAAACTCAGTAGGTAGTACAGACAGTACAATAAAAGGATATGAATATTGTAGATTATTTACAAAAGATGTTCCTTTTACAAATTATTCACAACTACAAAAAACGGATGGTAATATTAGAAATTATACCTATTCAGTTTTAGATAATACATATAACCTTAATATCGCACCATTCAATGATAAAAATGGACAATCGTCAAATATTATTAATGGTCAGGTTAAAAAATATATGCTTTCGTTAGAAAATTTGGCTTGGAGAACATCAAACAAACCTGGATTTACCGTACAAGATTTACCGGCTTGCGAAAGAGGACCAAATGGAGGTAGAATTATGTGGTTTCCTCCGTATAACTTGACATTTGATGAATCTTCATCACCAAAATTTGAACCAACAAATTTTATAGGTAGACCAGAACCAATATACACATATAATAATACCGATAGAGGTGGGTCAATATCTTTTGACATTGTAGTTGACCACCCTTCCATCTCAAACATTTTAGTGGACCAAGAATTAAAAGATATAAAACCTGAATCGGAATTAAAAAAAGTTATGGATTCATTTTTTGCTGGGTGTTTAAAATATGACATTTATACATTAGGTCAGAGATTCGCATCTTTAGCCCCACAAGATATTCAAACTGCAATTCAATTAATAAAATATCCTGAACAAGCAACAACCATAGTAAAAGAAACGCCTGACCCCGAACCCGTAAAAGAAGAAATTGTAAAAACAACACCACCAGAAACTGAAACAAAAATCTCAGACCCCAAGTTTCAAGAAATATTTTTGTTTTTTGAAAATGCTCAACCTAACGATTCAAGTAGTTCAACAACAAGTAAAGATTTTGAATATTGGTATAATGAATATGTGTCAAATAAAACATTATATGACACAACAAAACCACTTAATAAAGTTTTTAAATATAGTGACGCAAATAAAGTAGCTCTTAATACAACAACAACCCCTACTTTTTCATTAACTGAATACGTTGACACAAGAAAACAAACCCTTAGTGGATTTTTTGATAATATATTACAAGAGTTTAATGATTTAAAAGAGTTTTTAAGTGAAGTGTTTAAAGTTTTAGACTCAGGTGGAGAAGTCACTTTTGACTTATTGGCAACTGCCAGCTCAACAAATACCAGTGGTAATCAAAATTTGTCTGAAAGAAGAAACGATGCGGTTTTAAAGTTTATTGAAAAGTTTACAGTAAACAATAAAACTTTAAAATCATTTATAGATTCAGGAAAACTAAAAATAAGTGCTAAAGCAACAGGTTCAAGCGCCGCAATTCAAGACCCTAAATATTCACAAATTGATTGTACTAAGGCTTTTAAATCACAATACGAAGAAGGAATTTATTCTGTACAAGCAATGGCGTGTAGAAGAGTAAAAATTGAAAAAATTAAATACACACCAGGACCACCTGCAAAATCAGAAACCCCTCCTGCACAAGTAGAATCAGCGGCTCCAAACCCTACAGCCGCTGAAAGTACGGCACCGAAACCAACACCACAAAACCAAGTAATTGACAACTTTAAACAAACACCACAATATAAAGATTTGGCGAAAAAAATATTAAGAAGGTTACTTACAGAGTGTAATTATTTTCAAATGGTTAAAGAGACAAATCCATTTATTTATGACACAATTAGAAGTAAGTTTCAGTATTTTAATCCTGTTTTCCACTCTATTACTCCTGAAGGTCTAAACTCAAGATTAACTTTTTTACAACAATGCGTAAGACCAGGAGATACAATCCCAACAGTTTCACAAAATGCGGCAGGAACATATAGTTTAGATTATAACGACGCATTCAACAGTGCATTTGGAGCTCCTCCTGTTTTGGTATTAAGGATTGGTGATTTTTTCCACACTAAAATAATACCTGAAGACTTAACTATTAAGTTTGAAAATGGAGGTAATATACCATTAGATTTAAATCCTGAAGGAATTGGGGTACAACCTATGTTTGCAAGTATAACATTAAGGTTTAAAATGATAGGTGGTCATGGATTAGCAGGTCCAATTGGAGAACTTCAAAATGCGCTTTCATTTAATTATTATGCGAATACTGAAATGTACGATGAAAGGGCGTCAATAACTGAAGATGTAACATCACAATATGATGCAGAATATTTTGAAGCTTTGAAAATAAACCCATTGACAAGACCACAACAAAACCAACAGAACAAAATTGGAACTACAATTGGAAAACAAGAATCATCTAAATATGATACAACATTAAGTGGATTCACAGGTGTTTTATCATATAAAGAAAATATGAAAAATTTTATAGACATAACTAAAGAATATGCAAATAGCGTTTTTCAAAATTTAAAAAATATAAATGATAAGTTATTGATTGGAGGAATTTTGATTTTTACAAAAGATAGAAAATACCAAACGGGATATTTTAATAACATTAACCAACCACAAACCAACTTAGTAAAAATATTTGGAAAAAGTCAGTATGAAGATAAGGTTGATGCGTTGTTTTCTAAAGCAAAAGAAGATGTAGAGAATGAAACAAGCCCGATATTAGCTAGTTTACCCCTTCAGAATTTTACAAATATATCCACAAGAAAAATTAAAAGAAAACTTAAAGATATGATAGATAGTCGTCAGTCAACTTACTTGTCTGTAATAACTGAAGCGTCTAACAATATTGTAAAAAATCAAGTTGATGAAACTAAAACAATTGATTTACTAGACCAATTAAATTATGTGTGTAATTCTTTTGATGGTTATTCTAACGATAAAAATGAAGTAATTGTTTTTTCTTTGACAGGTACTTCTGCGGTTGACCCATCTAATACAACATACGCAAATACTTTGGATGAGTTAAAAGGGGACTTATTAATTGTTGGAACTAAGATGAGCGCATTTAATAACAATTTAGAATCATATAGCCTGATTCCAACCGCTCAAGATGAAGTTTATAACGATGAGTTTGATTTTAATACCTTTATAGATTCGGACCCGGATGCGATTAGTCCTGCAGAAAATAGATTTTTTATGATATTTGGTAAAGAAATTATTGATGACTATACCAAATTTTTGAATGAAGTCGTCGATACAATTTCAAACAATGAAAGAAAAACCGACTGGTTTAATTATCTTAAAGGTAATTTAGGTTTCGAAAATACGGGACAAGAAGACCCAACAGGACCTTACGCAAAATATAAAGATTCAAAGGCTTTTGTTGATGCAAGATTTAAAAGTTTTGAAGATAATTTTTTAAGTAAAGAATTTTGTTCAACATGTAGTTATAATTTAAATAAAGATAAGGAAAGAAAACTGAATTTTTCTCAAGTATTATTTCCTGCTCAAACAGAAATTGACAACATGAAAGCCCTAAACGCATCAACTAATTCTACAGGTGATGAATATAACTTAAAAGTTTCATTCGACTAATATGCAATACTACAACAGATACCAAAATTTTTTAATTAACGGTCAACAGACGGTAGTTCCATTTGTTAATCTACCCGTCAGAGCTTCAGACCAAAGATACATTTACACAAAAAATAAAAGTAGATTAGATAAAATAAGTTATGAAAAATATGGAACACCATATTTTGGTTGGTTAATATTAACTGCAAATCCAATATATGGTGGTTTAGAAACAAATATTCCTGACGGTGCGGTATTAATAATACCATTCCCATTAATAAGTGCTCTACAAGGCTACAAAAGTGCATTAGATACACATATTTTTTATTATGGCCGTTAATGACCCAACAAAATTCAGACAGATATATAACAAAGAAAATAAAATTCTAGTCGAAGCCGACTACGATAATATTATTTTAATTGACCCTAACAAAGTTGTTGATGCAGACAACAACGTTAAAGATAGATACGTTCAACAAGAAAACCTTGTTTTTTATGCAAATTTAGAAACACAAATTATACCAAGAACAAAATTGGCTATTGGTGATAGTTTTGATAATCCTGTCTATAATTCACAAATCGCATCCTTATCTACTTTCCCTGAAGACTTGAAACTTAATTTTTTAAGACCCAAGGGTAAAAAGGCATTTGATACGAGTTGGTCAGATGAATTTACAGGTAGAGGTGTTAGACAAGGTCAAGGAATTAATCAAAACTCTGAATACCAAATTAATCAAGATGGAAATACTGTTTTTAAACAAAAAGTTTTAAACTATGAGGATACTCAAACTTTGGGTATTACAGATATTACTGTTGATGTATCACCGGCTAATGTTACAAACGTAGAAATAAAGATGGTAGATGTTAGAGGTCGTGCTTTATTTGAACAAGGAGATAATTCATTATATTCTGTTTTTTTTAACTTACCATATCCTCCGTTTTTTTTAACCTTAAAAGGATATTATGGAAAGGCAATTAGGTACCAATTAAGTTTAACCGACTTCAATGCGAGTTTTGATTCGTCAAGTGGTAATTTTAATATTACTCTTAAACTTTTAAGTAGGAATAGTGCGATACTTGCCGATAGTATAATAGGATATGCTAGAAACTCACCAAAAATGTTTCAAACAGAAACGGTAGTTACTCAAAGTACTTCAAACTCCTCAAATAACGGTGTAAATACAAACAATTCAACCACCGTTGTTGAATCAGTAGGTTTACAAAAAATGAGAGAAGCCTATTCTATTTATAAAAGTAAGGGATTAATTACTCCCGATTTTCCTGAAATAACTTTAGAGGAATTTATTGCCCGAATAGAAAACCTACCTACAGCATTAGCGGACGCATTAAAAAAGGCAGATTTTACAGTAATGAATGATGTTGCTGATTTTCAGACAAACTTAAATAAATTAAGAAACGAAGTCTACGCCAATTCAATAACTGACTTTTTAGATACATCAGAAAAATTATACAAAGGACAAATTTATTACCCATATTTAGAAAATATTTCATTTGCAGATAGAGCAAAATACAAACAACGTGTTGAGGCCGCGATAAACAACTATGTTACTTTATTAAAAAATAACAAAAGTTTTGGAACAGGAGGACAGTATAAATTACCTGATAAGGGAAATATACCTGGTGAAATACCGATTAAATTTTCAATTAATGATATTTTTGAAGAGATAGATTATAATACATTAACAGACGCAGACTTTAGAGAAACATATGTTGTTAATTTTGGCTCTAATCCAACAGACAACCAATTAAATAAATTTATTGCCGACTTTAAAAGTCTTAATCCAAATTTTTTACTTGACACATTAACCAACACTGTGGTTAATGATTTTCCCCAATATTACAAATTTGGTGATAAAGTTGGAAGTTCCAACAATTATATTGCAAATAGTTTTTTAGACAAGATTCAAAAAATTAATGATGAGTTAAATAAAAAAAATGCAGAAATAGAAAAGTCTCTCACTCAGTTTTTAAGTGACCAAATAGTAAATGGACCAAATGTTTTAGGGTTTATACCAACTATAAGAAACGTTATGGCAGTTTTATTTGCCGGATTAGATGGGTTTTATAGACTTATGGAAGACACCCATACAAGTGCATGGAACCAAAGAACAAACCCAATAAGGTTAGAATCAATTATACCGGCATCAAAAAATTTTGGAGTAGACTCTAAAAATTTGGTAAACGGTACAAATCAACTTAACGATTTAAATGTTGTTTATCCTTGGCCACAATATTTTTTAAAAGAAGCACAAAAAGATGGTTCAGAGTTATACGTTATAAAATATCCTGGAGATAGTTCAGTAATAAACACTACAAAAGGTTTTGATAGTGTTGTATGGCCTGAAGTTGCGTTTACTGAGGAATACATTAACGCGATAGTACAAAAAACAACACCAAAATCTGCAAACGTATATAATAATCCGGCATCGTTAAGTAAAGTTTTATCTATAAATGCGGTAGAATTTCCATTCAAAACAACACCATACGTTAATACACAAGAACAAAGTTATTTATATGAAATTTTTGAAAGAAGTTATTTAGGTGCGTATTATGCTAAATTAAATAGAAATGGATATAACCAAGAACAAATACCTGTTTTCTTGGGAAATTTAGAAGCTGAAAATATAAAACAAACAGTACAAAGTAATTTGGCACTCACTAAAATTTTAAAAGAATTTTCATTCACCTACGTTAATTTTTTACAAACATTAAGAAAAATTTCAAATAATGGTACTGGTACAAGATGGACACTTTATTCTGACTCAGTTTTTACCACAGAGTACATAAAAAATTTATTAGAATTAAATGATGGAACACAAAATGTTGATGTTTATAATGACGTTTATAGTATTGACACATTATCCAATTCATCAATTGCCATAGACGGGAATGTACCACTACCCGATTCAATCAAAAATTTTATAAACGGTACGCCGGCCACCGACACTTATTTTTTAGACAACTACCCAATAACAAATGTTAATTGGTTAAAGACAAATTTACAAGGTGGTGATAGCATTTCATCAATAAACGACTTTAATAAAACATCAAGTTATGTTTATTTAGATGAGAAAAAAACAATAGCGAGGGTAAACGAAACAGAAAACACTAAAAATATTAATGTTTTTGTTTCTAAGTATGAGTTTAAAAATTTTACACAACCTTTCATGACAAACTTGAATACAAGTGTACCGGTAAACTCACAAACTTCTTTGAGTAATTTTTATTCAACAAGAAAAGAAAAAGACTTATATTTTACCGAAAGTATTTTTGATTATGGGAATGAATATAGTGGTCAAGTGGCAACAAAGATACAAACAACATCATTATTGAATACTCCATATTTTGTTAATGCTTTAGTTCAAGGAGTTGAAAATCAAAAAACAAACGTTTCAGACCCTTACGCAGCATTAGGTTATTTATATTTAAATTCATTACCTTTAATTACAACAAGAGAAAAAATTAAAAGTTTTGATGACACAAGTTCCGTAGCAACAGATTTAGATTATTTGGCGTCAACCTTTAACAAGTTTTCATCAATTCACCGACTACCATATGCTTGGGTTTTAAAATATGGAAGTATATGGCATAGGTACAAAAAATTCATCGAAACTGGAAATGACATATTAGATAATACAATTTGGACCGATTTTGATTATTTAAAAAGTTATGACACAACAGGGACAACACCTAGCACAAATAGTAAATTAATTTTTCCATCATATACTGGCGGAACAACCCAAGTAGAAATTAAATTACAAAGTACGACAACATTAATATCAAATGTTAATCAAACAATGGATAATGTCACTTTAGGGGTGTATCCTAAAGTAATTAATAATGTTTATCGATTTTTCTTTAACAAAGATTTGACCATTTTAAACACGCCAACCTATCAGTCTTTTTTAGATGCGTATAATACAGTAGGTTTAAAAATAGGCACAAACTCAACTTCAGGAAAATTCTACAACTTTGGATTTGATTTACAAAATCCAAACAGAGCGTTTGTGAACAAAAATTACTACGCCTATTTTGATAATCCCGAAAGCAATCAAAAGTTTTTGTTAATCCCATCAACAGGGGGAATCAATATAAACCAAATGAATTTTGAATGTTTTGATGCGACAAATAAAATTAAAGAAGAAGTTTTTAATAACAAGGCAGTTTATAATGGAAGTGTTAGACCACTTTGGGGTGTATCACAGTTTGGTTATTTTAAAAATTCTTTAATTAAAAAACCAGCATTTAATGAATATTTAAAAGTTGTTTACACGAACAACAGTAAAAATTTAAGTTTCGAATTAAAAAATGCACAATCAACATATTCTAATATAGAAGAAATATTTGCGGTATTTGAACCAGAAATTTTAGATAAGTTTGAAAATTTATTCTTAAACTTTTGTAACCCAACACCGGCAGTATCTGATTTAATTTTAAATGAAGAACAAACAAACTCTAACTATACTAATCCTGGTTCAGTTAGAAATGTGACAGAAAAACGACTTTTCAATCAAATGGAATCCTTATTTATGGTGCCAAAAAATAGTGTGACATTACTAAACGATGAATCACAAGATGGTTTACTTTTGGCTGAAAAACAAATATCTAACTTTTTTCCAAAAGTTGTAGATTTTTTAAATTTTGAGTGTGTTCTTAAAATGGGTAACCCCGGTAATTTTAAACGAAGGGTTTTTAACTATATAAGTAACAATCCTACATTCCAACCTTTAAACCCTTTAACTCTTAATCCATATATACCTGGGTCATTACCAGGTGATGGGACAGTCGGTTCGCCTACATTAGCAATAAGTATTGCGAACAATCGAGATGCGTGGAATGCTCTTAGAAAATATGTGGGAGTTTTTAACCAAACACCATTTCAATATACAAATACAGGAAGTGTAATTACAGATTTTTTTACTTCGAATAACGGAATGGATATTGAGTTTACAGAGGCGAATGTTGAAGCGTTATTTCCACTAATTAGATTATTTGCAAAACAAAAGGCCGAAGATGCAACTTTAAATAAATTAAAGTTCCAACAAGCAATTAATAATTTTTTATTACAACAACAAAATTTTAATTCGGAAAATTTAACACAAACTTTTAATAAATTAAATGTGGATTTACCGACAACAACAACTAATACAACACCTATTAAAAATGCGACTTCAGGTGATGTTGGTAAGTTAGAACAATATTCTGTTTTAAAAACAATGAATGATAAATGGATTTCAGGTACTGATTTTTTAAATAAAACAATATTTGAAGATTTTTTATTTCAAGATAAGGCTGGTCGAGATATTGGTGATGAGTTTACCATTGACTTAGAAAAAATTAAAGGTTTTTTAAAATCAAATGACAACCAAAATTATTTGTCATTAATATCTAAAATATGTTCGGAAAATAATATGGTTTTCTTTGCTTTACCCGCATACGTTAATTTTTACGGTATACAACAGGCGGTAGCAAAAAGTACACCATTACCTGTTGACGCAACTGAAACATTGTTTGGGACTTTTTTGGATGTCGATTATTTAAAAGCAACCCCAAAATTTTTATTACTATATACGGGTAAACCGTCAGAGTTTGTTGCAAGTAATTCTTCATTTTCAAAGTTTGCAAGTGATACATTTGATATAAGAAAATCTTCAGACAACCCATTAAGGGTACCATCTAACCCCGAGGAAGACTACTCCAAAAAAAATAGAGTAGTAGGATTTAGTGTTGATTACGGAACTCAAAACCAAAGTATTTTCAAAAGTGTTTCGATAGATATGTCTGAAAAGAAAAACACTGCGGAATCAAATAAATTACAAGCACAATTTGGGGCATCTGTATCAGGAGACAAAGTCGCACAACAATCCGTTTCACTTTATAGTATATATAAAAGTAGGAGTTATAATGTTAGTATTGAAATGATGGGCAATGCTATGATTCAACCGACCATGTATTTTAACTTAAGACATGTACCATTATTTTATGGACCCTACATGGTTTTATCTGTAAAACACAGTGTTACTCAGACTAAATTTTCCACAACGATTTCAGGACCAAGAATATCAAGATATAGTTTACCGCAACCAAATAGTCTATTAGACACAGTCAATCAAAATTATATAAACGCATACAAAGAATTGATATTAAAAGAAGTTAAGACAACTGAACCAATTACAAATGTAAACACACAACAAGGTACGGTACAACCTGGTGCGTTACAAAGTCCTGAAAATATTTGTCTTTCCGCAACAACGTTTACAACTACACCATTTGTTGGAATTAATATAACACCAATAACGGTTGAAGATTTAAAAACTTTATTAACAACAAATATTTCAGCGGCCCAAGAAAAATTACGACCTCTTTATTTTGGTATTGCATTTACTAGAATAAATAATAAAATTGACCAAGTTGTTTGTAATCCACCAAATTATAATCTATATGAAATATCAACTTCAAACAACTATACTGCAGATTTAAATGCTCTTATATCCCAACAAGTGTGTTTAACAACGGCATTAGAAAATGATACATCATCTAGACCTTATGCATCGTTCTCAGACTTTGTAGTACCAACACAATTTATACATGCTCAAGTTCAAAGTTTTTTACCTATTATAGAACAACTAAAAACTTTCAGTACAAATACCACAGATGTTGAAAAATATGCTGAAGCCTATACTTTATTTACTTTATTTTGGTTTGAGGGAAGATTTGTTAATCCTGGAGGTGGAGTAGGTGCCTACGTTAATTTACCAACCACAACGAATGATTTTATAACTAGAAAAAATGACAAAGTAAATTCGTCGTTCCCTGATATACAAGATATTTATAATAGATATTTTGTCCAATTTAAAAATAGTTATGGTATATTTTTCCCATAACATAATATTTATATAAAAAAAACTATGGAAATAAAAATGTTATTAGATAATTATCTAAGAA